TGTAGATAAACCAATTATATTTCCATACATAGACTTCTGTAACGATGTAGATGGGAAGTTTGGGTATGGAGAAAGACAGTTTACCGAGTACGGTACGGGTATGGATAGAGCGGGTATTGTACCTGTATTTTCTGTAAAAAACTTTTTAACTACACTGGGGTACTGGCTAACGGCTCAAGGATTTAGCACTCGTGTAGACAGTAAGTTATTTGCGTTAAACTACGCTGAGGCTATACCAGACTTTGAAGCTGAGAAGCTACAGATGCTTATTCCTTGTAAGCTTGAAGCTGATGTAAATACAAACACTAGAGAGTTTTTCCTTCGTCAAGCACCATTTTGGACGGGAACGAATGAAAGCTTAACGGGAAATAAAACTCTTGACCAAGCAGATAAAGATTTTATATCTAATTACTTTTGGAATTCAGAAACCTTTGGTAATTACGGTGCGTCTACTACAGACCCTGAGACAGGTTTAATTATACCCGTAACAACTAAGACAGATTACGGTCTAGATGCAACAAACGCTGCATATCCAAACGATTTAGCCTTTGGCTATGAAAGAGGATACTTCGCTCCTTTTATGTCTTTCAATGCGGGGATGGCTTTTAACTCTGGCAACGCTTCGGCTGTTGTAGTTAATATGGATTTTGAAATCCCTGTTATTGGTGAAGACGGTTTAACTTATCAGATAGACGTGTTAAGCGCAGGAAGTACAATGACCTTTGGTGTGTTTATTGGCGTATGGGAGAATGGAGAGATGGTTAAGAAGCTAAGGTTAGAGGACTCAACTCAAACAGCTGTTGAGCTTTCTATATCAGATGCAATACCTCAAAGAGGAAGCTCTCAAAAGGTATGGGTCAGTGGAAGTACTGATTATCATTTCTTTCAAGACAACAGCTACAGAAGACCTGTAGTGTTTGACTCTAACAATCAAGATGTACAAGACGAACTCAGATGGGTACTTGAAGATGAGCTATTCCTACCTAGCGATACTGATATAGAAATCTCTGGTGAGAGTAGATACGGTATTAACTATTTCATTGAGCCTTTACAAGGAGAACTTGTAGCAAGTATAGGTGATGGGTATACTACCGAAGGAACAGGTGGCAATAGAAGAGAAGAAGCTACATCTACTGTAACAAACACTTACACTACTGAGGATATTAGAAAGGCTATTACTAGAACTGAGGACTACGCACAGTTAAATATTAAGTTTTTAGCCAATGCAAACTTCAATCCTTACTTTGTAGATGACGTTTATAATATTTATGAGTCTCTACAAAACACAGCTACCCTTACTCCATACGATGTATTATTAGGTATATGTAAAAGATTTAATTGTGGAATCTATTACGAGAAAGTAGGTAGTCAAAACGTACTAAGGATAGACCCGCTTCATTTGATGAGAAGCGGTAATCAAGATATAAACGACTTAGTAGATGACCTTAAGTCTGTAAAGGTATACCTTGGAGGTGACAAAGTCAAGGATTTGACAATAAATAATAAGGACTACGGACTTTATTTTGATGATGAGTACGATAAGGATATCACTATAGGTAGCACTACTCAAGAGATAAACGCAGATGGTGTATCTGATTTAGTTATAGATTTTAAATCTTCAGTGTACTATAAATCAGTGTGTGGAGAAGCATTATTCCAACCAGAGAATGATAACCTTATAAACGGTATTGTCTCTTCTAACGAAGTTTCTTTTACGCCTAACTTGTTTACAAAACATCAGGATATTGGGCTGAGATTTGCTTATGTAGATAAACCCCTCTTCAACACAATAATCAAAAAACCTTTTGTAGTTAATAGTGAGGCTAGACCTAATATACTCACGATAACTCAAAGGATATATAAGAACTTTGCAATAATGCCTTTTAACGGTAGATTGTTTCACTACAATACTCAAGGGTGGAATCTACTAGCTGAGGACGAAGACGGTAACACAACCGACTACTACACCTTCTATACAGATAACGAAAAGATAAAGTATTCTAATCGTCCTACTATAGAATTTAATATGGTGCTACAAACTTCAGAGCTTGCATCTCTAGACTTTTTCTTCAAGACTTTAGGATCAACTAGAATCAATCAGTCTGATATTCTTGTAAAGAGTGCAGAGGGTGAAGTCTTTGAAGACTACGCTTACTTGACTATTAAAGGATTACTACAATAATTGTAAATTAATACAATGGCTACATACAACGACTACCCACAATCTGCTACTAACAACGCTAAAAAAGTTCTTGAGTGGAAGAAGAAACACGGCAAAGAAGTTAAAGGAATGACTTCTGTGGGCTGGACTCGTGCAAACCAATTAGCATCAAGAAGAAAACTATCATATGAGACTATTGCTAGAATGGCTGCGTTTAATCGTCATAGAAAGAATGCTGCGATTGACCCTAAATATAAGGACACGCCTTGGAAAGATAGAGGCTATGTTGCTTGGCTTGGTTGGGGAGGAACAAGCGGTGTTAACTGGGCAATTGCAAAAGCTGAAAGCATACGAAACGGAACAGTTAAGGCAAGTGTTGATGTGGCTGACGTCCCGTGGGGTGATCGTAAAATCAAAGATAAAAAATAACTATAACGGTTTTTTTGACAGATTTAAAATAAAATAAAATGGATAAGCTACCATTATTTGATATATCATTAGAAGACATCGCTCAAGGGATGTACAAGATTTCTCTTGTAGACAAGCCCGCTATTGAGGAAGACTTCATCCACTTCAACGAAGTTGAGAAGGTACAGATGTTTGCTGATGAAAAGAAGAAAGAGGTTGTAGGCCCGATTATGATTCCTAACAAGGAAATCCTACGATTCTCACCCGAAATGGGATATTACTATGTACGATTTACTGAAGAGACTATTCAGCAAATTATGTACAAGTATTCTAAGGAAGGGTTATTTAACGCATTTGGTATTAACCACTCACAAGATACAGATGATGTGGTTATGCTTGAAGTTTGGACTAAGGAAAGTGATAACGATAAGTCTGTAGACTATGGTTACAATCTACCAAACGGAACCGTATTCGTAAAGGCTAAAATTGAGTCTGACGAATTATTTACTGCAATTGAAAATGGAGAGATAAATGGTTTCTCTATTGAGATTAAAGCGGATATTAAACCAACAAATAATAAACAACAAATGAATGAATTTTCTTTTGCTAAAGAACTTGGTAAGTTAGAGGCTCAATTTGAGGCTATGGCTAGCAAGTACGAAGCACGAATTGAAGCTTTAGAGAACGAGAACAACTCGCTCTTGGAAGCTGTGACATCTGTTGAAGAAAAGTTCGCTAGCGTAGATGACTTAAAGTCTGCTATCGAAATGATTCAAGAGCACATCAAGTCTATGGGATCATCTGAAGAAAAAGAGATGACTGAGCACGAAGATGAAGAAAAAGAAGAAATGGCCTCAGACGATAAGGAAGAGGAAATGGCTTCTAAAGAAGAAGAGGAAATGGCCTCTGATGAAGAAGATATGAAAGAAGAAGAAAAGTATGAAGCTACAGAAGCTGAGGTTGAAGAGCAATTTGCTGCGGAGCAAAAAGCTGAAGAAGCAACAGAATCTGTAGAAGATAAGACTATAGTTTTTGATAGTATTACACCTGAAAAGATGGATATTATTAATAACTTCTTCAATCGCAAGTAATTATTGTAAATTAAGTAAAACGAATCATTTTTTTAAAACTAATATAAAATGGCAAATAATATGAATTTCGGTGTTACAGGTGTAACTGGTGATTGGGGAGATCGCCGTCCAGACTTGTTCATCGACACAATGGTAAAATCAGCAGCTGTATTGAACCGTTTCTCTATCGTTGATGGAGTAAAAAGTAAATTGAACGTACCAATCTTTTCTGTATCTGCTCAAGCAGGTGACGGTGACGGCTTTGTAGCTGGTGCTAACTGTTCATTCGATGAGACTTTCGATGCAGCAGTAACTGAGAAAGAGATGACTGTTCAGACTTTCCACTGGGGTTTCAAAAACTGTAAGGACGCACTAGAGGCTTCTTACCGTGGTTTGATGCTTAAGAAAGGTCAGTTAAACCCAGAAACTTTAGATGCTGAGTTCCGTTCTTGGATCTTTGACCGTTTCGCAAAATTGGCTGCTCAAAAAGCTTTAGTTCAAGCGAACACAGAGCTTTTGGCTGAGATGAAAACTGGTACCGATGCTGTACCAGCTGCTCAAGTTCTTGATATCGGTGCTACTGCTATTTCTTCTGCAAACATCTTAACTCATATGGAAGATGCATACGAGAAAATGTCTGCTGTAATGGTAGCTGCTGTATACGGTGATGCTGATCGTGAGTTCAAGCCTGCTTACTTCTTAGGAAGCGTTGCTTACCAAGCTTACCAAATCGCTATCGCTGGAAAGCACACAACTACTCCTGAAGGTATCATCAAAGGTGAGATTCCAACATACTACGGTATGGAAGTAATCCATATGCCATCTTTGAGTGCTAACCACTTCTTTGTATCTGCACCAAGCAACTTGGTATTGTTGACAGATAACTACAATGACACTGCTGCAATTGGTAACGAATACGAAGCTAAAGAGCAAGCAGAATACTTGTTCGGTCGTTTCAAGTTAGGTTTCGATTACTACAAGGGTGAGGAAATGGTTCTTGCTTACGACGCAGCCTAGTAATTAATTAATAACGGAGGGGCCTTGTGCCTCTCCATTTAACACCTTATAAATAATGGCTTGTAATACTGTACTTGCTGGAGTAACTTACTCCTGTGATGACCTCGCTTTAGGAGGTTTAACAAAAATCTACATTGGCGATAAAACAGCTCTCGGTACTACCGTTTCTGTTACTAATGATGTAGTTACTATTAACCCAACTGCGGCTAGTCTTTTACTTGATGGAACTGTATTTGAGTTACAGTTTAACATCAAAGACGGCTTCTCTGCTTTCACTGATGTAAAAACTATT